TGACTCTGGATTTAGAAGGGGAAGCAAAGACCACGTTATGTAAATTGCGAATATTAATGCCGGTACTAAAAGTGCCGTAAGAAGCAACAATAATAGCATCGTTTTCCTTTTCTGTTATTGTACGAACTGATTCACGGATCTCAACATCAGTACCGCCAAAGACAAAGAACACATGTCTATTTTTTGCGTGTTCTTTAATTGATGCATACAAATCCTTTCCGTGTTTTTCAACGAACTGGAATAGTATGAGAGTGTTACCTTCAAGTGAGAGTGCTAAATTGCGAATAAACTCATTTCTTTTCGGGTTCTTAACTATATATTCGATCTCAGATTGATAGTCCCAACTCTTTGCCATCTTCCTAACTTCTTCTGGATACTCTAGTATTAAACATTTAATTCTAAAGTCTGCAAGATGACCTTGTTCAATTAACTCCGCAGTAGATACAAATTTATATACAGGACCAAACAATCCTTCTAACACTAACTTGTGTGTCTGTGCTCCATCTAGTGTTCCTGTACATCCAATACGATACGATGCATTTTCAAGACCAGACATAATTGTGGTTAATGACTTTGCTTTAAATTGATGTGCCTCGTCACCTAATACAAAATCAAATTGTTCAAAATATTCTTTTGGGTTCTTGTAGATAGATTGCCACGTAGTAATCGTTAGAAATTTATCTGAATGTTTTTCTTTACCAGAGTATTGACGATGACAGTATTGATCTGAATCAAATCCATAATCTTCAAAGTCTTTATACATCTGTTCTACTAATGATGTTGTAGGTACAATCAACAAACCTTTTTGATGATCTGTATGTTGTAGATAACGAAGTATCATATAAAGAATAAGAGACTTACCAGATGCAGTAGGTGAGAGAATCATTATACGTTTGTTTCTTACTGCTTGTATAAATGATTTTAATTGATAGTCACGTACTTCATAAGGTAAGTTTAGAGTATCAATAAATTCTTTTGCTTCTATTGCAGAATAGTTTATTGCGGAATTAACTTCAGGATCAATTGTTAATGTGTAATCTCTTTCATCACAAAATTGTTGTATGTAAGGTACTAGTCCATGATAGATGGTAAAGTTACGAAGGTCTGCAAGTCGTACCTTCCCATCCCAGATTCTATTTTTAAATGCAGGCATGAACTGATAACCTGGGACAAAAAAAGTAAAGTAATCACTTAACTCTTGTGCTGTACCACGGTCACATTCAAATTGTATGAATGCTTCGTTACGTTTGTGAAGAATTATATTAGACACCTTGGATAAATCTTTCCCATGTTATAAAGTCACGTAATTGATATGTGCGAGAATTTAACTCTTTAAGAATGAATGTACAAACATCTACAACTTCATCATGCAATAACTTCTTTGCTTTGTATTTGTTTATATCTTCATCTGCATCTAAGTATGTATTGAGATCAGATTTGAGAGTATATGGAAATGGTTCCCAACCATATTTCTTCAGTTCTTCATCATCAAACTTACCAGTATAATATTCCCACTTGATTTTCTTCCAACGGTTAAGTTGAAACTCAGCATCCTTCCCTAACATTTTATGTTTAGAAAGAATAGTCAAATATTTGCTGTGTAGTTTGGGTATGTCTAGAAGTGCTTTACCTGGTTCTGTGCGATCAATGTCACAGTCTTTGCGCCACATTTCTAATAGTTCGTCAAGTTGTTTCATAAAGTAATCTCCTTTATGGAGAGTATAAACTATCTTTTACATTTTGTCAATATTAAAATAAGAAAATCTGAATGATGCGTCGGCAGTAATGATATTGTCTGGAGTATCCGTTGCGGAAAACATTATAGACGATAAAGATATTGGGAAACAATCCACAAACTTAACACGATAGTTCGGATTGTTTGCCGATGTTAAAATACTTAAATGTGCATCAGAGAATTGCGGAAACTCTTTATCTGCAAGAGGTGATAGTTGATTTAAACCTTTATATTCATCAAAGGTTGTTGGGAATGTCATTGCACGAATCCAGTCATGTATTTCCCACCAAGACTTTAAATTCTCATCAACAATAAAAGTTACATTCAATATTTCATAAATTGCTTTTTCACCTGGAGAATAGATGTCAACAAAAGGAGTGTTCCTTTGTATCTCACCAAGAGATACTCCTGGGAGATTAACTGATTGACAGAAATATTGAAGATATGGAACACGGGTAAAGTTTAATTGAAACTTATTACCATGTAAGAATGACGTACCTTCACCGCCTGGTAAACATGAACTCATATGTTATATTCTATGGTTGAGTGAAACTAATGTATATATTTATATGCGAAAAAAAGAGGGATCCGAAGATCCCTCTGAAACATGTTATAGTTATTATTATGTTTTGTCTACTAATTACATCAAGTTTGCGATCTTGATTGCACGGTAGTAGTAGTTCGACTGACGATTCAATGAACCAGAACCTTGGTTTGTACCCTCTGCGAATGGGTTTGCAACCATTCCGTAACGAGTCTTGAAACCAATTTTTGGTTGGAATGAACCAGTATCAACTGCACGAACCATTTGTAGAGGAACGTATGGGCAGTAGAAAATACCAGCGTCATAAGCGTTAGTACCTTTGTAACCAACAACAGCGAACTCAGATGAAGCACCAGTTGGGAAGTATGGATCAATGTAAACCTTGATACGACCAAACAATGTACCTGCATATGTGTTACCAGTATCGTCAACTGTTAGATTAACTTGACCGTTTAATGCTGATTGATAATCTAGGATACCAGCCATTGCAAGAGCAGAAGCAACGTCTGATGAACAGATAACCATGTTACCTTTTCCTCTACGAGTTGTCTTTGCAATTGTGTTAGCTTCACGTTCGATTTGGAATGCTAGACCTTTGATCTTTTCAACCATCCAACGACCGTTTGAGTCGGTGTCAAGATTGAATGTACCAGCAGTAGTTGTACCAACTTGAGCACCTGTCTTAGCAACAGAGTAAATTGTACGAACAACTTCACGGTTGATTTCAGCAAGAATTTCAGAAGAAAGGATGTTAGCCAATTCTGTTTCTGCATCTAAACCATGAACTGCTTTCAAGTCTTGTGCAAGTTCCATTGAGTATTCTGCTTTTAGAGCACGTGTCTTAGCAGTTACAGTTACTTTCTCGATTGAGAAAGCCATTTCTTCAAATGCTACTGAACCAGATGTACCTAATGCTTCAGCAGATGCTGTAGTCATAGGAGGTCCTGCAACGATTGTATTAGCAAATACGTTATCAGATGTAGCAGTATTTGATTGTAGATCGTATGTTGTTGCTGTTGCAGATTCAGCACCTGAGTGACGAGTATTAGCTTCGTTATAGAATGCTTCGTCTCCAGACTGATTTGCATAACGTGTACGCATTGCGAAGATTAATCCTGTAGGACCAGTCATTGGCTGAACGCCGCAAACGTCATAAGCGATAAGGTTAGGTAGTGAACGACGAACCAAAGAAATGATGATTGGATCGAAACCAGCTACTGGACCTGTTGCAGTTGAACCACCTGAAAAACCTGTACCACCTAACGAGTTAGTTGGTGCTGCTTCGGTAAGGATTTGACCTTCCTTCTGCATTGATGTTACTTGATTCTCTAGAACCAATGCCGTAACTGCTTTACGGTATGGATCTTTAATTGCTGGGAGTTCTGGGTGATTAAGAACTGAGTCCCATTTTTGCTGTAAGCCTTCAGACAAATACATGTAAGTCTCCTTGTTTTTTGTTTAATTAAATTCTTGTTTTAGAAATTGCTTGTGATACTGCTGCAACGAATGGATCATTAATGATTTTCTTTTCGCCGTCAGTATCGTCAACTGCTTCGTGTAGTTGTGCCACATCAGCTTTCTTTATACCTGATGGGAAATAGTTTTCACGGATAGTTTCAAGTTTCTCTGTATATTCTTCCTCTGTGGAAAAATCTACACCCTCTGCGAGTGTTTTAATCTTTTCAACTTGAGTTGCCGTTAGACCTTCACATACGTTACGAACAATTTCAGACTTAGTTGATTCAACTAAAGCTTTTCTTAACTCGATACCATATTCGATTTCTTCGTTAAGTTTATCTTCTAGTTCTTCAACTTTACCTGCTAATTCATCCACTAAGTCAACCTTATCTTCTGGAACATCAATATAGTGTTCTGCAAATAGATTACGTAGACCAGCAATAAATTCTTCTGTGATTTCTGAACGTAGTCCAGATTCGATTGCAATTTCATTGTCTCCCAACCATTGTTCAACAACATACTCTAGGTAGTCATTTACTTTAGTTGTTAGATCATTTTTGATTTCTTCTACAGCTTCTTCGAACATAGAAGCATATCTAACTTCTACTTCTTCTTCAATTTGTGCAACACGGTCATTGATACGTGCTTCAAAAATTGTTGATGCTTTAGATTTGAATTCTTCGGAAATGGTAGAGTCGTCAGAGAAAAGTGCCGAAACATCTTCTTTCATCTTTTCTTTCCATTGTTTCTTTTCGTCAAGAAGATTATCAACTGATTCTTCATCGTCAATAATTATTTCTTCTTCTTGATCTTCATCTTCCTTCATTGTTTTCTTGCCACCTTGTGGATGGTTCTGAGTGTCAGAAGATGCTGCTGATGGTTTTGTTGTTGGAGCAGTTGCACTCTTAGCAGCCTTAGTCGTATCAATTTTATTTGAGTCGTCCATTGGTTTGCTATTTTGTGGTGTTGGTCCGCCCAAGTCCACTTCTGTACCTGGAAGTTTTGCTGGAGGCATAGCTGAAGCGGATTTCTTGCTTCCTGCAAGAATGTCAGCTGCTGCTTCTAGTAATTTGTTGGTTGCCATTTAAGGTTCTCCTTTTATGATTGAATATTTATAAAATTAAAGTTTTCTGAGAAAATTTTCAAATAGATTTAGTGCCACTTGTTCTATTTGTTGTTTAGATGCCTGTTTGATTTGTCTTTTTGCGTTATCAATATCCATTTCCACAAAACGTCCCTCGACAAACAACCACTCTTTGTTCTCCATAATACCGTTGACAAATGCACCTGGAGCAGATGGATCAGCTACAATATCTGCCGCAGTTGCAAGTCTCAAGTCATCTTGTACCAAATTATAACCTTCTTTGGTCATGGTAACAGAACCCATTGCACGGGATGATACTCCTAGATTAACACCAGAGTCAATAAAGTTTTTGACGATCAGACCGTATGGCGTTTCTAGGATCATTGCTTTGCCATAGAATGTGTTACCATCTTCTGCTAAAGAAACAATCTTGTGTGATACTCTTTCTAGATTTAAAGTAGGAGTATCTGGATGACCAAGTTCACCTAATGCACGATTGGTCTTAATAAATTCTTCATTGTATCTTTCAACTTCATTACGCAATGTATCCATCTTGTACATGCGGTTATTTTTATTAACGGCATCACCAACTAAAAATGTACCTTCGATGTATAATCTTTTCTTACCATCTTCGGTTTTTTCTGTGAGATATTTTACATTCTCAATTTGTTCGGTAATTAATTTCATTATAGAGTTGCTCCTGTTACTGGATCAACATTGAATGTTGATTGTTTAGATAGTTCAACAACAATTGTTCCACCAGTTACAATAGTAATTACAATACTTTGATTGTTGTTATTTGCAATTGAATGATTCCAATCGTCAAAACGCATTTCACCTGTATTGTGTAGAGATACTAACTCAACACTATTACGAACAATTGAAATGTTAGCATTTGTTGACCAAACTATTCTTTTGATATCAGCCGTTGTAACCGTTTCTGTTGTTGTATTTTTTCTTAGGTCGGTAAGAGCAATCGTGTATGTACCTGGACCAGTAGCCCTTGCAATAGAATGATTTCTTAACGAGTTAGTTAGCTCTAATGGCATTTTATTTTATCCCCATTGATTTGCGTCTACGCATAGACATTTTTCTTTTCATCAAGGTACGTTTTAATTTTGAACGACCTTTAGTTTTCCAATACCTTTTTAACATTCTGGCCTTGTGCATTTTCTGTTGAACAGGAATGCGTCTTACGGTACCACCAGAAAGTCTATAACCTTTAATAGCAGACCTACGTACATTACGTTGTACTGTAATTCTACCTTTTTTATTTCTTCTTATACGACGGCGTATTCTTTGAATACGTCCAGAAGTAACAATGTTTCCTTCTTCCAATTCTTCTAATTCTATTTCAAATTGGTTTGCAGCAATTTCTTTTTTTTCTTCTTCTAATTTACGAGCGGCAATACTATGCAACTGCTCATAAACCAGTTCTTTAAACTTAATTAAATCATTACTTAGTAAGGCATCTATAAGTCTCATTGTTTCAATGCATACTCGGTAAATTTATCAAACATTTCTAGATTATCTAATTGATTAACCATTCGTTGTTTGTTTTCTTCACTTAATTTATGATACAAACGTAATAATGATTTTGCTTCAACTAAACTTACTGTACGATATTCTTTACCAAATAAAATATCAGTATCTTCTTCATTTGCAAGAATCATTTGTAAAGAATCAAATGCAGACATTTGTAATTCTTCCGCTTGCAATGGTGAATCAACACCAGGACCATACGGTATTGTAAAGTGTTTATCTAATAATCTATTATAATACAATGCAACTTTTGTTCCGTCTGGAAACATTCTAGTTGTAATTCTTTTTAATAGAAGAACATTAGGAGGATCTTTTATTGCCAAAGGTTCTTCCATAATCTTTTGTTCTTCAGCATCATCGTCATCACGTTTACCAATATGAATACGATGTGCTCTTATCTTACGACCATCTTTACCAATTTTAAAATCGGATGTTGCAACAACACCTTCTTCTATTTCTTCACGCACAACACGGCGTGCTTGTGTAAAAATCTGTTTATTATTAGAGATTAAATCTACCATTTTGTTGAATAGATTTTGCATGATGGCACGATCAGCATTGTTGAATACTGGACGTTCTTCACCCATCTTATCTAAGATTTTATGGATACGTTGAACCTGTGCTTTGTTTGCAAGTCCGGCACGGATCAAGGCATCAAACTTAGAGTAGTCTGCCTTTTCTTCTTCGGTAATAGATTTAAACTCTAATAATGATTTCATTATTTTTTAATCATAGTAATCATGTTCAACATCAACTTTATGAGTCATTGCCTTACCTTTTTTACCAAATCTACTGTTGATAATTTTTTTACTTCTTTCTTGTTGAGCCTTATCTTGTGCAGTAGTAAGATTTTTAGTGTCAACGGTACCTACTACACCTCCCGCACGTTTTTTATAAACTTTACGTGCCAATTCTAAAGAAACTTCATCAAGTTGTTCACCATCTTGTTCTACGCCTTCTTCGTAAACAACTTCTTCCGATTCTTCATCTTCTTCAGTAACTTCTGGTTGTTCGGTAGAGTATAAAGAACTAGCAATCGCTTGTTTACGATCTTCTAGTGCTTCAAAAGCTTTACTTGATAGAATTTCGTCTAATGCATCTTTAGCTTCTGCATTTTGACCTGCTCCAACTAAATCTATAAAATTTCTTATGTCCATTTAAGGCTCCTTAACATGTATTTATTTGAGTGAGTATTTATCTACTTCTGCATCAAGTTGCGGAGTAGCTGACTCAGTAGTTGTAGACGCATCATCTTGTGTGTTATCAACAGGCTGTGTTTCAGGTGGAGGTGCAAGTACAGGTCCTGCTTGTTCTTTGTCCATCTGCTTTTGCATTTCTGCTATTTCATCATCAGTCAAACGTAGAACATTTCGTTTAATCCATTCCTGTGAATAATACTTACCAGTAAACGGATCGACTTGCATTGCAAGATTTAGTCTTTCACGAAGAACTTCTGCATCACGCATCTCAATATAATTGTTATCTTTGATGAAGTCATAGTGAATAAACTCTTTGAACTGTGCCCATTCTTCTCTTGTACAAATACCTTTTAGTACAAGTTGCATCTCCATTGCTCTATCAAATATCTGACAGAACTTGTTACGCAATCTTTGAATAAACTTAGTGAATTTAATTTCATCA